TCACCAATAACAACGAAATGGTTGATGTAACCACGGACGACGACAGTGGCTGGCGCACGCTTCTGGCTACGCCTGGCGTCAAGTCGGTCGAGGTAACGGTCGGTGGCATTTCCTCGGACGAGGTTCTGCTGGCAGAGTTCTACAACGCTTCGACCACGGGCGAGACGCTGCAAATTGACCTGCCGTCATCGCTGGCAAGCCCTGGCAATGTCAGCGGCACGTTCCATCTTGCATCGTTCGAAGTGACCGGCGAACACGATGGCGCTGTCGAGTTCTCGGCCACGTTCCAATCGAGCGGCGCTGTCACCTATACGGCATCGACGGCATAAGGTGAGATATGCGTAAAATGACAGCCTCCTTTGGGGGCCATGAACTTGAACTAGCTGCAACATTCGCTGCCGCCGCCGATCTCTCCGAAAAGGTCGGCGATCCACTTGCCATTGCGCGTGAGGCGCAGATTGAGGCCATGCTATCCGGCATTGGTCAAGTGTATCATCCCAAGTGGCAGTTCACCGTCAAAAATGTGCCGACGATCTTGCATATCGGCATGAAGGCGGCTGGCAGCGATATGTCTCTGGACAAGGTTCAGGAAATGGTTGTCGAGAATGGATTTCTTGAGGCCAAGTCAATCGCGCTAGACTATGTTGCGATGATCGTCACGCCGAAGTCGCAGGAACTGGATAGCGCAGATGGTGACAAGTCGTCGGGGGAGTAACATGGGCCGTCTTTGAGCGGAATGCTTATCAGGCGGCCCGGTCATGGGGGATACAGCCCAGCGAGTTCTGGAATATGCCTGTTTGTGATTGGTGGGTGGAACTAGATGCCAAGATCAAGGAAGGCAAGCGGCTTGAAGAGATAACCAAGGGCAAGGCAAAGAGCGGCGGTTTCTCAGAGGCTGAATGGGCCGATGCAAGGGCCAGACATAAGGCGAAGATGAATGACGGAACTCGCAGCCCTTAATGTAAAGATCAACGGCGACAGCGCCGATCTGCAATCGGACATTGCCAAGGCCAAGGCGCAGCTTCAGGCCTTTGATACGCAGGTCAACAAAGCGCAGGCTGGCACGACCCGTTTTAGCGGTGGGCTTTCCCGTCTTGGGAACGTATCTGGATCAACGCGAGCCAAAATCCAGAACACGTCATTCCAGCTTCAGGATATTGCGGTTCAGCTTCAGGGCGGCACTCGGGCCAGCACGGTCTTCGCGCAGCAGCTTCCGCAGCTTTTGAGTGGTTTTGGCGCGCTTGGCGCTGTTGCCGGTGTTCTGGCTGGCGTGGGTATTCCGGCGCTGGCGTTTGCTTTTCAGTCGGCTGGTAATGAAGTTATTGATGCAGATGAAGCTATTGAAAATTTCATTGGTTCTCTAAATGGTGTCACGGAAGCATTTAATGTCGCCAAGACGCCTCTTTCAGATTTGCGCGAAGAATTTGGCAAATTTGCAGAACAAGTTCGGCAAGCTGCACTTCTTAATGCACAAGCATCTCTTTCATTGGGTCTTGAAGGATTGGCCGGTGCTGTTTCTGTAATTCAAGGTCCACTTGATGATGTGACTAGTAAATTGAGGGATTATAGCCAAGCTGTTCAAGAGTTAAATACAGTTCAGCAGTCGCTCGGTGAGCGCACCATATCAAATGCCGCAGCTTTTGATGAAGCTGAAGCCAAAGTTGAAGCCGCTCGTGCTGCGGCTGTTGAGGCTGCAAAAGCTATGGGCATGTCAGCCAATGAAGCCGTTCAATTGGATGCTGCTCTTAGAGGTTTGGCCGAAGCACAAGGCATGGAGGAAGTTGCCGAGCAATCAGCTAAAGCTCTTGAATTGCTTCGGGCAATGTTTCCTCCAACTGAAAAAATACCTCCTGAAATTGCCAAAATCGTTGCGCAGCTTGAAGCTGTTTTGCGAGCCGCAAGTGCGGGTGTCACCGCTCTTAATAGCATGGGCGATGCAGCGGCAAATGCAGCGGCAAAAACAGCAGCAGCATCTAGAGAATTTGCCGCAGCAGCAGCCCGTAGAGGCGTTGAGACTGGGGCAATTCCACCAGAAGCCCTTGCTGATTTGCCGATGACGCCGGGACAAGAAGCCCTTGAAAAAGTTTTCTCTGGTCGCAGAGCCGAAAGAGATCGGGCTGCAAGAACTTCTGGTGCTAAAGGTCGCAAAACTAATCCTCTGATCGCTCAACTTGAGAACGTTCAGAATGCCCTCATGACGCAGGAGGAAATGCAGATCGCATCTTTCGAGCGTCAACAAGAAACGCTGAACGCGGCACTTGAACAGCGGCTTTTGACGCAGCAGGAATACAACGACCTGATGGAGCAGGCGCAGTCTCAACATGCGGATCGCATGACGCAGATTGACGTTTATCGCTACGGAACGACGCTGCAAAGAACAGGCAAGTTCATGGGCGATATGGCCAATGTCCTGCAAAACGGCAACGAAAAGATGCTGAAGATTGCCAAGGTATTCAGCGCAGCAGAGGCATTAATCAATGTCATGGAAGGCGCATCTAAGGAGATCGCTAAAGGTGGCCTAGCTGGCGTTGCACGCGCAGCAATGGTCGTTGCCGCTGGTATGCAGTTCGTAAATGCCATCAAAGGCGTGTCGGCAAGTGGATCAACATCTGCCCCGCCAGGCATTGCAGCGGGCGTTGCAGCAGCGGCCCCCGCAGCCCCTGCCGTATCCCGCAACGTAGCGATCAGCCTGACGGGCGGCGATATGTTCTCGCGGGATCAGGTCATCAATCTAATCAACAGCATAAATGAGGCCGTTGAAGACGGGGCCATAGTGAGGCTGGTATGACAGTAATCCTTGAAAGCGGCTATACCTTGCCCAGCGGCGATGAGCCTCTGACACATGCACGCATTGCCCATAGCTTAAATTGGCTCTCTGGCGGCACTGCTACGGCATCTAGCACGGCGAGTGGATATGACGCAGACGCGCCGCTTAATACGCTGACCTATGAGCGATGGAAGCCGACGAGTTTGGCTGCTACATGGGCTTATGACCACGGGAGCGCGGTTGAGTGCGATTACGCTTGTATCGCAGCCCATACGCTGGCCACAGAAGGCTGCACGGTCAAGGTGCAGTATTCAACGGACAATGTATCATGGAATGATCTGACGCCCGCTACAGCCATTGCCAGCGATGAGCCGATCTTTGCAATCTTTGAACCAGTGACGGCGCGCTATTGGCGGATCAATATAACTGCCGGAACTGACGAACCTGAAATTGGCGTTGTGAAGTTTGGCGCGGCTTTACAAATGGAGCGCCCGATCTACGGTGGCCATGCGCCGATCAAGTTTGCGCGGCAGACGATCCTGCGAAGCAACTACAGCGAGACCGGCGAATATCTGGGCCGCACAAAGCAGCGGACCTATCTCAGCACATCGTTCGCATGGAACAATCTCACGGCTGCATGGATTAGGTCTAATTGGGAGGACTTGCAGAAGGGCATTGAAGCCGAGCCGTTCTGGATTGCATGGCGTCCCACAACCTTCGGCGACGTGGGCTTTTGTCAGGTGGATGAAGTGCCGATTCCGCAGAACATCGGCGTGCGTGACTTGATGAGCGTCAGCATGAATGTCAGGGCGCGGGGATACGACTGATGGCCGCGACTGATCCTGGCCGAGAGCCGATCCAGATCGTCGAAATCAAGCAGCCGCTGTGCGCAAACGTATTCGGCGTCAGCCCTTGCACGGCCACAGGCACGGGCGACACCAAGTGCTACAATACGCGGGCAACCTGCCAAGACACGGCCAACTATGCACTGGGAACGCCTCTGAGCCTCTATTTCGGCAAGGGTAGGCCCGGTGAGCAGGGATTGGCCAGTTACATCATTCCCAGCCTTGTCAGCGTCAGCACAAGCCCCACGCGGATCAACCTTGCCAGCGCCAACCCGGATGCGCAAGGTCTTGGAAATCGGGCGCTCTGCACGATCACGTTTCAGGACCATGCGCATACAGATCGGCTTGTTGATCCTTACCTAAGCGGCAGAAGCTGGAACCCACTTGATGCGGATCGCGGCAGCTTCTGGACGCGCTGGCTGGTGCGCAACAAGTATCGGCAGAATATCATCATCGTTGTCTATGAGGGCTATGTCGGGCAGACGCTTGCGGCGATGACTTCACGGCAATACTTCTTGAGCGAAGTCGTTGGGCCTGACAGTAGCGGGCGCGTGACGATCCGGGGCAAGGATATTCTGGCGCGCATTGAAGAACGCAAGGCACAAGCGCCTGTGGCCTCTCCGGGCGAAGTCTATGCCGACATTGATGCGAGCGTGACCAGCTTTGAAGTGGCTGGCGCGGTTGAGGCTGATTATGATGCAAGCGGCACGTTGATCATCGGCGACGAGATCATGACCTATACCGCTCGGGCTACTAGCGCGAATGGCATTGAATTTACCGGCGTCACTCGCGGCACGGACAACACGGTGGCCGACAGCCATTCGGCGGAAGATGCGGTGCAGCAATGTCTGCGATATTCCAATGAAACGCCAGATGATGTATTGAATGATCTGCTTTCCGTTTATGGTGGAATTGACAGCAGCTATCTCGACACGTCCGGCTGGGCAACTGAGGTGGATACTTACCTGTCATTGTATCGCGTCAATGCACTAATAACTTCGCCGACCTCCGTTTTTAAGTTGGTTTCGGACCTACAAGAACAGATGCTGTTTTTTGTCTGGTGGGATGAGCGGACGAGATTGGTTAAATTAAAGGCGATCAGGGGCATTGATATTGAGCCTGATACGATTACGGACGCAACCAATATTATCTCCGGTTCTATAGCCTTTACCGAAAAGCCCCGCGAACGCGCCAGCCAAGTTTGGGTTTATTTTGGACAGAATGATTTTACTACCAAGCCGGATGACGCCGAGGCATTTTCCAATGCTTACATTATTGCAAATTTGGAAAGTGAAACAGACGAGCTATATGGCGAGCCGTCTATCCGCAAGATATTTGCCTATTTCCTGACAAGCAGTCAGCTTGCGGCGAATACCGCATCTAAAATCATCACGCGCTATGTGGATGTGCCGAGTGAAGTTAAATTCCGCATGGACGCTAAGGATCGGACTTACTGGATCGGCGACACATTCTACCTAAGCCATTATCTTGATGTGGATCAGTATGGCGCGAGACGGCTGCGGCAATGGACGATTGTTTCCGCCGAAGAGGTCGTGCCGGGCGAGGTGGTGGAATATATCTGCGAAGACACAACGCTCTATGGCCGCGTGTATTACATCATGGCAAGTGGCGCGGCTGACTATCCTGGATATGATAGCGCGCCATTCAAGAACTGCTACATTGGCAATTCTTCGGGATTGCTTAGCGACGGACAGGAGGCCGGGAAAATCTCATGACGACTTACACAACGATACCTGACACGGACATAGATCAGGACAGCCCAGTAACGCAGCCGCTTATGACGGCGCTTCGGGATAATCCCATTGCGATTGCCGAGGGCGCAAGCGACGCGCCTGTTGTCGCGGCAGGCTGGCATCCGTATGACATGATTTCCGTCGGTGACGGGAACGATGGGCTGATTTATGATTACGCGGTTGATGGTGGCGTCACTATAATTGAGACTCCGGCGTTCGAGGACGGTTACGATTATAGAGTTACGTTTGAGGATTTAGGAAGAACTGTCGGGGGCAATTTACAACTGACTTTTCAATTCCTACGAGACGGAACAAGCTGGCAAAGTTTTGGCGCTTTTCCCCTTAATGGCACCGAAGTAAGGCATTGGGGGATGTTTGAGGTTCGGCCACTTCCCCTGAGAGCAAGTCGCTTAAACAGTATATATTTTCCTTTCGGAGCGTTCGCTTGGAGGTATGACAATGTCACTATTACGGTTAATGCGCAAGTAGGGTCTGGGCTTGCGTATTACATTGGATCAGGATCATCTTACTTTATTAGCAAAGTTAGGCTGCTCCTGTCGTCAACTTCAACAACGGGAAAAGTTTATCTGGAAAAGCGGAGGCACTACGGTGAATAAAATTGTCACTTGGGAGGATGGGAAGAAAGTCGTGAGAGAAGCTGCGGAAGCTGAACTCACAACCGAAGGCTTAACTGTGGACCAAATACGCTTGCGGCGCAACCAACTGCTTGCCGCTTCGGATTGGACGCAGATAGACGACGCCCCTGTAGATCAGGCTGCATGGGCAACCTACCGCCAAGCCCTGAGAGATGTGCCGCAACAGGCGGGCTTTCCAGACGATGTAGCGTGGCCCGATAAACCGTGATACATTGACGATGCATATGCAAAGCACAGGAGGCCGGAATGGCTGTAACAATCTCGCTGTATGACCATACGGCCAAACTGTTCGCGGACGGCTCGAACGCCGCTGGCGACACCTATAAACTCAAGCTGTATGCAACGGCGACGTTCACTGCGGCTGACACGACGCTGGCAGGCGTGACGGGCACCGAGGCGACGACGGGCACGGGCTACACCGCTGGCGGTCAGGCTCTGGCGAATGTGGCTGTCACTACCGTCACGACGAACGATGCCAAGTTTGATGCTGACGATGTGACATGGACGGCTTCGGGCGGTTCGATTGATGCGGCCTATGGCATCATCTACAACGACACGGATACCAACGATCCGCCGATTGCCTTTATTGACTTTGATGGAACGCAGTCTGCTGGTGACGGCACCGACTTCAAAGTTGTCTGGAACGCGAACGGTATCTTCACCTTCACGGTGGCCTAATGGTTACGCTCGTCAACCGCGCTAAGGTAGCGACGGCCAC